ATATTTCATATAAAAATTATATATATTCATAAATTCGGTTTGATATTTTATATCATAATATTTGGCTTTAATATCAATTTTGTCTCTATTACCATTATCATCAGTAAGACTATCAAAAATAAGACATGTAAATGATGTTTGTTCCCACCCTGGTTGTATAATCTGTGATTTTTTTTTATGTGCCAAATATCCAACTTTTTTTACGGTTTCAATTGTAAAGACTGAATTAAATTCATATTCAAACACCCTCATATCAATATTATATTTATAAAATAAATCATATTCCATATATTTGATTAATCCACAAAGATTATAATAATTAGCTTCATCTAATAAATCATTTTTAGTATCATTTGTCATATCATTGAAATTAATTTTACCATCACGTAAATATTTTAGAATATATTTGAATACTTCACCATTCCTATCTATAAAATAATATCCTTCTGAATCCGTTTTAATATTATGTCTTCCTGAAAACATTGAAGATAACATTGATTCGTCATCTTTTCCAATTGTATTATATGATGTTTGATATTTAATACCACCAATATTTAATTTAATAATATCTGTCATTCATATATTTAAACTAATTAAAATAATTAAAAAAATATAAAAATAACAAAATGAAATCAATTTTATAATAATATATATATTGATTAATCGCTGATTCTTGATCACTTCCAAAACCATTAACATCTTTAATTTTAATTTTTTTGTATGGTGTTCTATATTTAATGTTATCACCTACAATTACTTCTACTATATCATTAATTTACGAATTATAATAATCAATATTCTTATATAGACATTTTAATTTTCAACATTGTATTATTATCACCATTAAACATACTATTTGTCAATTCGGATAAATCACACATTTCAATATTTATTTTCTTATAAATACTTCTAAATAATTTCATATCATCATTATGTATTTTATCAAATATACAATTTAATTTATCAATATTATTAATCCTTATTGGTTCATCATCACCCATCCTTGGAATTGATAGTTTAACATATTTAGATAAAAATTTATCAATTTTTTCCTCTAGTTCATTACGATATCTTTTAGGCTTCCAATAATAATTAACTACTAATTCATCTATATCATATGTAAAATTATTTGATAATTTTGTGTTTTCTAAACTAAATAATTCATTGAATGTAGTTTCAAATTCATGAATATCTATATTTACACAATTTAATAAAAAATATTCTAATGTTGTTTTTCTATTATTAACATTTTCAATTGAATCTGGCACTGACTCTGACTCTGACTCTACATTAATATAATTATCATTTATATATTTAACCATACCATCCAATTTATAATATTTAGCTTCATCTAATATATCATTTATCATATCAATATTGAAAGTTTGACAATTAATTTTACCGTCTTGTAAATACTTTATAACATATTTGAAAAGATGTCCATTTCTATCAAAATATAACCCAGTTCTTCCATTACCTCTTCCATACTCTTCGGCTTCAATGAATTTCCTATAAATAACTGGAATTTGTCTTATTAAACCATACTCAATATTATATTCAACATCACCGATTTGTATCTCAACACCTGCATCAAAACAACAATATTTATCTGAATTATTCATATTTATATATTAAAATAAATAAATTGTTTATATTAAAATTATAGATAAAATGATAGTGTTATATGACTAAAATCACAGTATAATTTAATATGTTTATAAGGAGTTCTAAAAACATTACTTGGATGATTATTTAAGTTTTCTAATATATTTTTTAAATTTTCACATTCAATTTTATTATCATATATGCTATAATTACTAACATATATTTTATTGTATTTTCGAATGAAATTATTAAATTTAATACCAACATCCGTATTATATATAGATGATGGTTCCCATTTTACACTAAAATTAAATCCATCTTTACTACAATGATAAATTTCCTTTATAGGTTTTTTTGCTCGATCTACATTCCAAAACACATTTTCCAAACTTAACATATTATTAATTGTAAATAATTCATTAAATTCCGTTTCAAATTCACGAATGTTTATATTTGAATGTTCATATATATATATTTCCATATTTTGATCACGATCTTTTTCCAATCCGTGATAAATAAGATATTCAACTAATCCATCTAACATATAGAAATTTGCTTCATCTAGTAAATCTTTAATTTCTGAGATTTGTAAATCTTCAATATTTAATTTGTCATCACGTAAAAATTTAAGAATGTAATCAAAATATATTCCGTTACGATCAATAAAATAATAACCTTCGGAATCTGTTGTCAATTTAAAATTATCAGATGAAAACATTGTGCCTAACATTGAATTTGAATATTTACATAATGTATTTTTTGATGTTGTATATAAATAACCACCAATATTCAATTTGATAATTTCTGTCATTTTTAACACTAAAGTTAATAATGAAAATTAATAATGAAATATATATTTATTCTAAATCAATTTTCTAAATAAAAATAATGGTCGAAAATGGAATAAATTACTAATATCTTATTCTATTGGTGATTGTAATGATTGTAATGAAGTTGTAATTACTTTTTGAATTTTTTTATTATTATCAGGTTTTTTTATTCCACTTACTTTTTCTAGAGGTCTCCATTTCCATTTTTTAGAATGAGGAGCATAAACACATTTAATATAAACATTTTCGGTTTTATCAACTGTTTCGAATAAACTTCTTAATCTTAAACTTGTTTCCATAGTTTTAATTAATGGATGATCGTTATATTTTTCAAGTTGATTTTCATCATTAATAAAATATAAATCATAAATATCTGGAACACTTGTTTTAACAATTTGAAAAATCACGTTTCCATTTTTATTAAATTTTTCTATTTTTTCATTAATTTTATTATCCGATTTTAATGGTTTTCCAATACGCATTGAATTATTACGAAATTTATCATTACCATTATTCAACTTATCATCATCATTGTTATTATCATCATTATTGTTATTATCATTATTGTTATTATAATCATTACAAGTATTTTTAGCTAAATCAATCTTATAACCATTTTCTTTTTCTTTGTTTTCACGTTCATCCTCACTTAAATTATAAACATAATTTGAAAATTGGTTATTTAGCGTATGAAAACATACAGCTTTAATTTGATATGGTAAAGAAGTCATAAACTGATTAATCATTTCATTATATTGTGAATATAGGAAAAATTTACGAACAAGAAGAGGACAAATATCAAATATTTGGTCTGGTTGATATTGTTGTGATAAAATTTTATGTATTAATTTTAGTCGTTCAATAATTGTCATATCTATTTTTTTATCATTTGATTGTATTAATTTACGATTACGATAAACTAATATATCTGAAATAATAAATAACCATCTATGACATTTATCTCTAACTAACTCACCATCAAAAATAGTTCCATCAAATAATTCTTTAGCAAATTGATAATTAACATGAATCATTCTAGGTAAAGTAAAACCTGTTTTTAATTTTTGGTCAATAAAGAAACATCGATTTTGATTATTTATTTTAATTAATAATAAATGATATGGATTTCCAGTTGAACGTAAACTTAATAAATGTTGATTATTAGAAACATTTTTAATAATTTTTGGACTAAGATTTACAAAATTTTTATCTTGTAAATTTATATCATAATTATCTCGAATTGCTTTAATAATAATACCTTTTAGATTTTTATCAACCACATTATCCGCAGTTTTATTACAAAATGAAATATCTTGAATTTGAAAATTTTTTGTTTGTATATTCATTGATTTATTATTGTAGATTATTATTATAGATTATTGTAGATTATGTTAATTTAAATATTGATTATTTTATATATACCCAAATTTATTAATATTATATCTTGTTTAATTTATTAAATCAATTTTTCTTTATGTAAAATAATAATAACTATATTTTGTAAAATAAAATCTCTTATAATTTCAAATGAAAAAATCTGTAATTCATCGTAGTCAAAGATATATTTCAAGACACAAAAAAAAAGTGAAATATAATTCTAGACGGAAAATAAATAAAGATAATTCAAATAAAAATAAGTCAAATAAGTCAATTACCAAACAAATTTATAAAAAAGTTTCATTGAGATTAAAACCTATTCCACAAACTGGTTCTGGAATTATGGATATATTAACCTATTTTTCCAAGAAAAAAAGAATACTTCGAAAAATGAAGAAATTAGTAAATAATATTAAGAAAAATTCAAAAGTATTTGAACCAATGGTTCGTGAATATGATACAGAAATTAAAACTTTATCTGGAATGGTTGAAAATCATACTAATGATGTTAATAAACTTATTCAATTTCATAAACAAAAAATTAACTATGAAAATCAAATTAATTATTTTCAATCTTTACAACAAATTAAAAAGAAACCATATGATAACCAAATTCAACAAATTAACAAAGAATTAATTTCAATCGATCAAGAAAATACTTCTGGAGACAATAAAAATAAAGAACAAGTCAAAAATATCGACCATATATTTGTAAAAGTTATAAATCCACTTAAGAAAAAAATAGATACAAAAAAATTCCCATCTTTCAAAAAAGCTGTTGATGATTATGTAAATAATGCTGGTATTTTTGAAAGTGTCCGTTTAAAACTTGATCGTTTTCGAATTTTAAGTGAAGAAAAATCAAGTGAAAGTGCTAAATCACCAAAAGGAAAAGAGTATCATGAATTAGAAAAATGGGATAAAGAATTCAAGGATTTTAATTTTACAGAAAAAGATTTAAATGAAGTTCGAAATTTAGTTAATAGTGTTGAGAAATTAGACGGAAAAGTTCGTCAATTATTAATTAATCACAAAGACCTTAACACCGATTTAGCAAATCAAAAAATCCTATATTCAACATCTAAACCACATTTTCAAAAAATATTTGGTGTGATCTTACCAAATCTTATTACAAATCCAGCGAAATTCAATGGAATCCTTGAAAAAATGGATTTAATGATAAAGGATTTTGAATCCGCGGGTGTTGAAGAATGGGTAAGAATCCTCGATATTACTTGGAGACAAGTCATTGAACAACATATTACAAATCAAGACGCTATTATCAAAGAAATCGAAAACATTCGTGATTCATTCCTTAAAATGGAAGACCCTAAAAAAATTAATGAACGTATTGAACAAACTATTAAATTCCATAATTATATTTCTGATCGTATTATTGACCTTAAAACTGGTGCTTCTAACATGCTTAAAACTATACAATCAACACAAATTGGTGGTGGTGATACCAATACTTCATATGCTAATATAATTAAAACTATTATTAATGACAATAAATATGATAGTCTCACTTATGAAGAAATTCCATCAATAGTCAGTGAAAATACAACACCATTTTCTAAATGGAATACTATATTTAATAAATTAAATAATCCACTTGAACTATCAAAACTTATAATTGAACAAATTAACACATCAGATAAACCAGAACCAAAACCAGATGAACCAGATAAATCAAAACCAGTTGAACCAGATAAACCAGAACCAAAACCAGTTGAACCAGATAAACCAGAACCAGATGAACCAGATAAACCAGAATCTGAA